AATTCCATTCAATGGGCAATTCGCCAAGGCGTTCGTCGTCAATCCATGTGAATCGATGTAGCTCAGCCCCTGTTGCTTTTTGTATAAATTCTGGTGTTAGCTTACGATTAGGAAAACTATTACAGTTCCATAAGATTACACTGCTCCAGTTCTTACGTGGGTAGTCTTCATTCTTTGCACCAAGATACTTTTCAGACATCTTGGTTTTATAATTGTGTTTGACTACCAACACATCCATGTAAGGATTTTGTAGTTCCCATAGCTTGGCAATGTCATCACGTACTATCATGTCTCCGTCAATGAAGATTGCCCAGCCACTAAATTTCATTAAATGTGGCACAAGAAAACGGCTATAAATGAACTGATTACTGCCGTCAGTGTGCGTTTCTTTGTAGTCTTTAAATAGATTTAAAGCCAAGGGAATAATTTGCACAGGCTGTGTTGCATGTCTGATAATACTGTTGGCGCAGGTGTGGAAGGCAATTGCTTCTCTAGGATCATACCCTATAAAAATTGGAATCATAGTCGTTTTTTCATTTGTTAAATTTTAAAACATTCTGCAGTAGTTTTTTTAATTCTGTGGCAGGAATTTGATTTGGGCCATCACTGAGAGCACGTTCGGGACAGTCGTGCGTCTCGATGAATAATCCACTCACGCCCACTGCCATGGCTGCTTGTGCCAACGGTTCTACAAATTGTCTTTGTCCGCCTGAAGATTTCCCCAGGCCACCAGGTTGTTGAACACTGTGGGTGGCATCAAAAATAACTGGACGCCCCCACTCAGCCATGGTTACTAGGCCACGATAATCTACCACTAAAGTATTATAACCAAAACTAGTTCCTCGCTCAGTGATCCAAACATCGTTGTTTGGTAGTTTGTCTATTACATTTTTCATATCCCAGGGGGCAAGAAACTGTCCTTTTTTTATATTAACACTATGCGTTGCTTTGCCAGCGGCCAATAACAGATCAGTCTGTCTACAAAGAAAAGCAGGGATCTGCAATACATCTACTGCTCGTTTAAGACGCTCGCACTGCCAAGTTTCGTGAACATCTGTCAAAGTTTTAACTTTAAAATCTTCCCGTACACGTTGTAAAATGTCGGCACCTTGCTCCAAACCCACACCTCGACCGCTGTCAAGACTAGATCTGTTGGCTTTATCAAAACTGCTTTTATAATAAAAATCTACATCAAAATCCTGAATAGATTCCAATATTAAATTTACCATGAGTTTGGCATGATCCCAACTTTCAATGGCGCACGGCCCAAGAATCAATTTCATAATACCCGCCTAATAAAAATTTTAAATGTCATTTAGAACTTTTGAGTTTTCCCACAGTCTCACGTTCAATATCGGTGTGATCAAATTCGGCCCAGTACAATTCAAATGCCACAGTATCTTCTACTGCTTCAAATTGGTGAAATTCCCCAGGTGCCACTTTGGTGTATTGTCCCGCAGTTAGCACTGTTTCATCTACTAGATCATAGTTGTCTTTCCACACACGAATAATCATTTGGCCAGATTCAACAAAGAACCCATTCCATTTGAATTTATGTGTATGCTTTGAGCATACACCGCCGGCCTTGGCTTCAATACGGTGAAATTCTAATACCCCGTTGGCTTCTAGTAATTCTGTTTGCCCCCAAATTTTACCTGCTTTCATGTTATTCTTTCTATGTCAAGTTCGTCACAGACCAACCCGTATTGAATCTCAATTAACTTTAAAGGTTTATCAGTTTCGTTGCACAGTTGGTGCCACTCGTTGAGCTTGATCCATGTTGACTGGTGCTTTGCAGGACTTGCCATTAGGTCACGATCTGTACTGTGTGGATCTACTGTGTAAACAGTTGCTTCTCCTTCGGCTACAAACCAAAATTCTGCACGTTTGTCATGCCGTTGCATACTAAGACAAGTTTTGGGTGTCACAGTAAGTTCTTTGAGTTTGGTATGTTGCCCAACTTCGTGTAGCACACGATAGTAGCCCCAGGCGCGAGTGGTCCGGGGTTTTTTCCAATCTTCAAGAATCCAGGAACTAGAATTCATTTTGTTTTCACCGCCTACACCAAACACAAACTCCACATTGTCAAACACCATTTCTGGTATGTTGTCTGATGTCCTATCTCCGCCATTGGCAAAGATGATTTCGTCGTTGGGGAATATCTCTTTGACTTTACGAATGGCATCAATTGCTGTGCCATCATCATCGCTGAAATCAATCACAAGATCAACAACATGCAAGGCGGCAACAATGGCAGCACGTTCATTCCAGGGCATGAACTCGCGACCTTTTTTACGGGTAAGCCATGCATCTGAATTGAGTCCAACAACCAGTTTATCACCTAGTTGTTTTGCCGACTGAAAGTAAGCAATGTGCCCGGAGTGTATGGGATCAAACCCACCTGTAACAATAACAATTTTCATATGAATATTTATACGCAGTTAACGAGACAAAATTTGATATTGTTCTACTAGATCGCAAGGGACAGTAGTGCCAAACTCTACTTGATTGAATTGGCTCCAACAGATGTGTTCCCACCAGGCGTTACGATCAGGGTATGTTGGGTTAGCCAGATTTTTAATTCCGCCCATTAGTAATGTAGTCATACTTGGGTCCACAGTATATGCAGGAGTTCCTAATAAACATGACTCAACACATGCCATTGTGCGCTCGCCAACCACAGCATGAGCATTAACTAGTTGTTCTTGAAACATTTCAAACCTAGCAAATTTAGCACCAATTTTCTTACGCCACTTAATGGGGCCAGACCAGTATGGTTTTACAGCATCAGCTATGCGCTGTCTAAACTGCTCCATGTTTTCCCCAGTGCGTTCTGTGAGAATAACTTCAACAGGTTGGATACCTAACACATATTCACCTGATGTTTGCTGCCAGTCGCGGTGTTCTGGAAGTTGAAACAGATGGCCACGACTGTACGGTACTGGTTTAGGAGTCATATTATGATGTCCGTTATAGGTAACTCTGCGTGTTTCTCTGCGCGGAGTATCTGGTCCCCAGTATCCGTATTCTATTTCTATGTATGAACGTCCTTGTGCTATCCAGCTACGCAGTGGTTCCCACCATGGTGCATAGTGGCTAGCTATCAAGATATAATCTGCGGGCACATCTGCTACTCGGGCAAATTCTTGGAGTCCTCGACTGCGCCAGGGAGTCAGGGTCCACTTTGAGTGTTCGCCCAACATGTCATGTGCAAACGCATATTTGATCATTGATATTTTTTACTGGCTTCGGCAAATCGCCAGCCTTTTTTGGCACCGTTTTTTCTTTCGCCTTTACCAGTCCAAATGTACGAAGTGTCTCGAAATTTGTAATCGGTGTAGCGGAGATCCATCAATTCAATTTCTCCGGTATCTATCATGACATCTAGCATGCGCTGATCGTCTGCCCACTGAAAGTGTCTGTTGTTTTTTATATCCAACAGCAGTTCAGCAAAACGATATCTAGCTTGATCCGGGGCAAAGCCCACAGCACTGGCCAAGCTTCGCTGATCTCGTTTGGGCGCAGTAGGCACCCAGCTGTGTTGCAGGTCAGATAGAAACTGTTCTTGACTCAAGGGCTGAACCATGACACAATCGGCATCAATGTCAATTACCGGAGTAGCATTGTCGTAATAGTCCAATACTCTGACCCACCGCATGTTGGACCAGTAGGCTCGGCGTTGTTCTATGGTTTGGGTGTATTCTACTGGGGTAATCTCACTGCTGGCGCTACAGTTTGTACGGAAATCTGCCCAGGCAAGATCATCCACAGTGGCATCAAAAATATGAAAATGCATGTGTGCCCAGGGTGCATGTTCCCTAATAGATGCATACAATATTTTGCCCAGTTGGTTAAAGTACAGTGTGTCGCAACCACACATAAATCCTGGTTGTTTGATCATATATTAAACTTGAATATCTTCCATGCCGGCTGTGCGCAATCGAACAATGTGTCCCATCTGCCATTGCTTGGTGTCAAGTCCTTTCATGATACCCAGCCACTTGTTACGTAACAGTGCAACTTCATTGATGATTGTTTCAAAGTCAATGACTTCGTCTTCACCATCTACATATTTTTCAGCATCTCTACTGGTTAATGCTCTTGCATAAGCTTCAAGATATTTTTGAAAATGCTTGCGTCTAATCTTACGCAATTGAATGTTGAGATAGTTCAGTACTGCCTCAATTTCCTGTAACTGATTAAACCTGTGTTCTGTAATACCTGGCAAATTTTTAATGTTGCTTTCAACATGGCCAGCAATCCTACATTCAACCTTGGCTGAATCAAGCTCACGTTCATAATGAGCAATAAAATCAGGTATGGCAGATAAACTTGCAACTACGCGATTATACCACATTGTTCAACTCCTTAGTTAACCAAGGAAATACTGATCGCCAGTTTAGATTCCGTCGACGATCAATCTCCTCCATACATTGTAACAGGTTTTTCTGTTGTTCAACATTGGGTTTGGACAACTGTTTAAGTTCGGCAGCAATGCCTGTAATAAGTTTTAAACTTTGATCTTCATCAAATGAGTTGCTAGACAACATGTTTATTACTGTGTCAAACGATTTTTCAAACACAGAATAATCAAAGATAGTTGGGGTAAACAATGTGTTTCCGTGTGGTAGCACCAGGTGTGGGTACCAGTGTACACGATGTATCTTGTTCCACTCTTGGTACTTTTCTATTAATTCTGGCAGTTCATGTATGGTCAATGAACACACAGTGCTCAACAACCCAACTCTAAACACACCAGTAGATAGTAATGTTTTGATGTTTTTATCAAACGTAGTACGATCAAATCCGTAGCGTACATATTCTTGGGTTGGCCCCCAACAGTCTATGCTGATTTGTATGTCAATTCTGCGCAACTTTTGGTGTTTGATCAAGGACACAAATTTATCAATCACTTGATTGAAGATTTTTTCTGGCAGATGCAAATTGGTAACAATGTTAAATTCCAATTGCGGCATGGGATTACGGTCAAAATACTCAAGCAAGTCTATAAAATCTTTTTGCAACAATGGCTCGCCGCCTAGAATCTGCATTCGTTTGAGTTGGTGTCCGTTGCGTTTGAACCAGTCCCAAAATTTAGGTATGTAATCTTTGTAAAGTGTTGGCGGCAAAGGATCATTTGAGTCGCTAAATCCGCCACCGATGCTGCCACCAAACTTTTTTTCTTCAGCATAAATTGCCGAACTCAATCCTGCACGACAATACACACATTTAAAATTGCAAGTGTTTGAAAAAAATACTTCCAATATAGCTGGAGTAACGTGCGTGGCAGTGGGATCTTGTTCTAACTCATCAGGGTATACATTAGGAACTGTGAGTTGAAACTGGCGATCACTATGTCCACCCGACTCCTCAATGTCTCGACAGTATTCACATCCGTCACCTGGCCAAGTGCCTTTTAACATTGCTTCTCTAGCAGAAATTTTGCTTGGTGTATTATGAAAGTTGTCAAAATCATCTAGAGGTATTTGACTCATGCTGGCTCTATGGCACGATCCAGTGCGACCTTCGTTTATGAGTAAAGTGCTCCAAGACCATTTTAACCTACAAGCTGTTTCAGTCTTGATAGGAAAGTATTTACGAAACTTTGACATTACTCGTCATCGTCGTACGAGTAATCTTCTTCTTGTGCTTCTTCATAATCATCACCATCACCATCATCACCCTCAGAGTAAACGCCTAGGGCCTTGATAATATCCGAATCTCCTTTAAAGGCCGATCGAATGTCAGTGGAATCATAATCATTGTCCACTAAGATTGATACCACAGTTTCAGCGGCGTTACCACGATCTATGGTAGTGATGTATGTCTTTAATTCAGACCAAATTTCACTTGCTACATTTATGTTCATAATATTCTCCGGGAACCTATTGTAATTAGCTTTTTTCATAAAATCAGCCGATTGTTGGCATTGCTGATAACTCTATGTTTTTTTCGTAAAATGCAATTGGCATAGTCGGGTCTCGTTTGGCAAACTTAACAGGCTTGCTAGGGCACATGGCGCAATGCGATTCAGCGCCACGATTGAAAAATCGTCGTATATCGTCTTGGCTTGCCCCTGATAGCAAAGGCTGATATGACAAGTAGTGATCCCATGACTGGTGCAACTTATACTTGGTCAACTGCAATGGCAAATATGCCAACGGAGCACACTTGTAAATTTTTCCATTTACAAGTTGAAAACAATTTTGCCCTGTGGGACAATTGTTCCAACTTGATTTAGGGTCATTGTGTTGGTATGGCATCATGTGATTGCCATATCCATTGAACACTCGCTGCCATATTCCCCCAGACTCCAAGTTGGGTATTTCAGTTCTAACTTGTATACCCCATTGTTGTTGCCACTGCTTTGCTGTTTCCATCACTGACTGCAATTTTTTATTGTAGTTTTCGGTTTTTCCGTGATAGCTTATTGTTAATTTACAATCAGTATCAGCTAACGCTTGAGGTAAATCAGGATAATTATCTAATAAAAATCCATTGGTCACTAACTCAAATATTTGTCCCGGAGTTGTTGCCCACATTTCTCTAGACAATTTAACAATGTCAACAATACGTTTGTTTAATAGAGGCTCTCCGCCCAAGACTGCCAGCTTTAATGGTACAATTTTGTCAGTCCAAAGACCAAACCACTCTTTTAATTGTTCCAACTCCACCAAGCCGCCAACATGATGATTTGATAAATGGGAACAACTCTCGCAAGTGAGATTACAAGAGTGTGCGGCATGCCACTCTAAATGCGGAACTACAATTCGATTACCATCAAGATGTGTGTTGTCACACTTTAAAATGTGTCCAACTAAATCATGCACCTCGATGCATTCTGCCTTGATTGAATCGGGAAGTGATTCAAACTGGTCAATTGAGCCACAGCTGGGCCAGCTGGGTTCTTTAATATTGTTGTAGAACCCAGCAAAATCAAATCTTTTGGCTGCAAATAAATTAACTAGATCCGCCACTTAAATATTAGCTTTCATCTTCTACTGCATCGGTAGATTTTATCTGCTGTTGATTAGTAAAATCACCCATTACAATGTCCAGGCAACTGTCGTCGTTGCGTTCCCACCCTTTGCGAAACTTCTTGATGATCTCTCCAGCACTTGTGGTAAACACAAGACTGTTGCCTTCTTTTTTAAGGAGGCCTTTTTTCTCAATCAAGTCAGTGAGACCCGAGTAAGGGCTCATGCCTGTAGTGTACGGTATCTTGACTTGTACACCTTCAAATGGTTTGGCATAGCGTGTTTTCATAACCTTACAGCCTGCACGAATACCGTTGACTTCTGACACCTTGTTGCCATCTTCATCTTCTTTGAGCTTCATTTTTTTCATTGCAACTACAATTGAGCTTGCGTAAATGAAACCCTGACCGCCAGAGATCTTGTCATCAGGATCAAACATGTCCTGACTTGCGTATGTGTGATTAGTACATACCAAGCCTACGTTGTAGCTACCAAACATGTTGACACAGTTACGAACTAGTGCTGTAAGAGCTTTGGGTTTTCTGCCCAAATCACCTTTCATTTCACCTGCTTCGAACTGATTAACGTCTGTGGGAGTTAGCAACATACCCAAGCTGTCAATTACAAACAATACCTTGGGGCGATCGCCATCGGGTAAACCTTTGTAATCACTCATAAATGTAGCAATAGTCTTAGCCACATCATCAATCATGGCCATACTTAATTTAATCAATTTATCTGCACTAGTATCAACTCCAAGTGCCTTGAGCCAGTCTTCGTCTAGTGCGTTTTCTGAGTCAATCAACACCACAAAGATGCCTTGTTCCTGTGCATGTTTCACAATGTTGCCAGAACAGATATACGACTTACCTGCGCCAGAGTCACCAGCAAACACAGTAACCTTGCCTAGTGGAATACCACGATGAAAATCATCGCTGATCAAATAGTTCAAAGCATAGTTGCCTGTTGAAATCCAGTCTGTGGGATCGTTAAATCCAATTGACAACCCGTCAATGCTTTTTGTAATTTCCTTACGGAATTTGCTTACGTCAAATGGTTTGGCCATGATATACCTCGTTAAAATTTATTACTAATAATACTAGATATGTTGCTGATTGTCAATGGTCTTGGGGACATATCCAAAAGTCTGGCAACATTCATCTTGTATTTGTTTGGGCAACTTAAAAAAATCACGCTCATCGTAACAGTCTGGCCACTGTGGGTCTTTAACAGCGTAATAGAAATTTATCCACTTGCTGGTATTAATTGGTCCAGAAAACAAACGAAACAATTCTAAATCTGGCTGCCCAACTTGCTTGTAAATTTCTTTAAGTTTTTTTACATTATCCTGTATGAATTTATCCAACAGTTGCGCATTGTGTTTGATTTTCTCATTGATGTGCTTGGAACTAATTGTCTCTAACCAGTAGTTGGCATTTTTTATAACTAATTCAAACCGTTGATCTTCGTTTTGTTCTAAGTCGTAATCGGGATATAACAAATCATCAGTGTATGTTTCAAATCCATAA